GTATTAGGGCATAAGAATGCTAATTCCTTATCACCCATAGGAAAGGTAGATTACCTAAAAAATAGAGAGCGTTATGTGATAGCAGGTGTTTCTTGCTTAGATTACCTTGCTCTTTACAAAACCTACACTTATCAGGAATTTCCTAATTACCGACTGGATACCATTTCAAAGTTAGAGTTGGGTAGGGGTAAGGTTCAATATACGGGAAACTTAGACCAATTGATGCGAGATGACTTGGAACGATTCATTGAGTACAATGTTGAAGATGTTAAATTGGTTGTGGACTTGGATGTAAAACTCCAATTCATTGATTTGGCTAGAGCGATATGTCACGCGGGGCATGTTCCTTATGAAGATTTCTTATTTTCATCTAAGTGGTTAGAGGGTGCGATACTCACATTCTTGCGTAGAAGTGGTAGGGTTGCTCCTAACAAACCAAAAAGGAAAGGTGATGATAGTGAGGGTAAGTTTGAAGGTGCGTATGTAAAAGAGCCTGTACCGGGCTTATACCAATGGTTGTATGATTTGGATTTAACATCCCTATACCCATCCATTATTATGAGTTTGAACATCAGTCCTGAAACAAAGGTTGGTAAAGTTAAAGGGTTTACGAGTGAGGAATATGTAAAGAATAAAATTGAACTTTATGTTGTGGTTGATGATGAAGGGAAGCAGTTACCACCATTAGTGCATAGTGAGTTTAATGAATTGATAAAAACCAACAATTATTCTGTTGCTTCAAATGGGGTTATATATTCAAATGAGCAGGTGGGAGTAATACCTGAAATCCTAAATGTATGGTTTGATAAAAGGGTTGAGTATAAAGATTTGATGAAAAAGTATGGTAAGGAAAATAACAAAGACTTGTATAAGTTTTACTCCCAACGCCAACTTGTTCAAAAGATTATGCTTAACTCATTATATGGTGTATTAGGATTACCATCGTTTAGATTCTACGATGTTGATAACGCAGAAGCAGTTACAATTACGGGGCAGACAGTAATTAAAACTACTGAAAAGATTGCGAATCAGTATTACATTTCGCAGATTGGAACGGATGGGGATTACAACATTTACACGGACACTGACTCTGTGTATTTTTCAGCTCTTCCGCTTGTAAAGCACCGAAACCCAACTATCAATGAACAATCGGATGAGGAAATGGTGCCTGCTATTCTATCAGTTGCAAAGGAGGTGCAGGAGCATATTAATAAAACCTATGATGTAATGTCAAAAAGGTTGTTCAATATAGAGAAACACCGATTTGATATTAAGCAGGAAACTATTGCTAAGTCTGGATTTTGGGTTGCCAAAAAACGATATGCTCAATGGATTATCAATGATAACACCGTACCCTGTGATAAGATTGATGCAAAGGGATTGGATGTTAAACGCTCTGATTTTCCAACTTACTTTAAGGGTGTGATGGAGCAGGTTCTATCGGATATCTTAAAGGGGGTAAACAAGAGTGATATTGATAAAAAGATATTGGATTTTAAGGAGGGGATGGAAATTCAACCAAAGAAGGATATAGCAAAGAATTCTGCTGTAAAAGAATTAAGTAAGTATGATGATGGTACATATTCATTGGGTAAGTTCCCTAAAGGAACACCTGCGCATGTTAAATCAGCCATTGCATATAATCAACTATTGAAATACTACAAATGTCCATTTAAATTTGAACCAATGAAAGATGGTGATAAGATTAAGTGGGTTTATTTGAAAAGAAACAATTTGGGGTTAGATACCGTTGGTTTTACGGGATGGAATGACCCGCCGGAGATTGAAAAAATAATTAACGATTACACCGACTTGGATGCTATTTGGGAAGGTGCTCTTCAAAACAAAATAGATGATTTCTATAATGCGATGAAGTGGGATTTACCAAATAAAAATTTACAAAAAGCTTCACAATTTTTTGGATTTTAAAACGATGATTTTAGTTGAAGTTAAAACACAATCTCAAAAAGATATTGTTAAAAAAATAATTGAAAACTATCATTCGTATGTTCCACATAACGCTTCTGTTGGTAGGAGAATTGATTGGTTAATATACGAAGAAGATTCATTTCCATCTCAGCCTGTTGGTATGATTGGTATAGGTTCTTCAGTATATCCACCACCAAAAGATTTGCTAAATAAGTTACAATTAAGTAAGTTGGAGTATAGAGAAGTTTTCAACACAATATGTAATAATTGGAGATTTTGTATGGTAAAATCAATAAAGAATGCAGGAACTCGTGTTTTAAAAGAATTGAGAAAAAAAGGCCCGATTGCTTGGAAACAAAAATATGGAGATGAACTTAAACATATCATTACATTTGTAGCAGGTGGTAATACTGGAGCAGTTTATAAAGCAGATAATTGGCAACCCATTGGTTTTACAGCAGGCTTACCCGAACATAAATCATCATCTATGAAATGGGATAATTCAGAAGAGTTATCTAAAAAGTTTGTAAAGCCAACTGGTGAAAATCGTAAAATTATTTTCTATAAATGTTTGGATAATTGATAAAAATTTCGTATATTGTATAAAATAAAAAATAAAAAACTATGAAAAAAACTTCGTTAGAGGGATTCATAAGCCGCTATAATTTAGGTGGTGAGATTGAATCGGTAAAAATCGTATCAGATAAAACTGGTATGAATGTTAAATTTATTTCAGATGATAAAACCCTATTGGGAACTGTTACATCTGAAGATGCTGAATTTGCTGATGGTGAATTTGGTGTCTATACTACATCCCAACTCAAAAATCTATTAGGTGTGTTGGATGCTAATATCAATGTAACTGCGGGAAGTGCTGCATTGGAGTTCTCCGATAATTCAACTACGGTGAACTATATGATGGCTGACCTATCAGTTATTCCTGCTGTGCCGGATATCAAACAGGTGCCTGATTTTGAATCTGAAATCACTTTGAGTGATGAATTTATTAGTAGGTTCATCAAATCAAAAGGTGCTTTGAACGAATCCGATACTTTTACCTTCCAATGTAAAGATGGTAAGGGTGAGATTATTTTGGGGTATTCAAAGATTAACTCAAATAGAATTTCTATTAAAGTTGATTGTACTTGTACCAAAGATTCGGTTGGGCCTATTTCATTTTCTGCAAAGTATTTGAAAGAAATCCTAAATGCGAACCGGGCTCCAAAAGCAGCTAATCTAAAAATCGCAACTGCAGGGTTGGCACAATGTACATTTGAGAGTGAAGGTTTTAAATCAGAATACTTTTTAGTTGAAGTGAAATAATATGTTTTGGGATACTGAACCAGCGAAGCCTGAATTCAACTATGATGTTGAAAAGAAGAAGTTCATTGATAATTTGAACTATCTATCTTCAATGTCAGTTGAAGAGCAGACTTTATATAAAAAGTGGCAAGAATGGAATGGTGACCTTAAAAACACCATGCCCAAAAAGGCAACCATCGCTACCCACTATGATTCACTTTGGTTTCCAACGGATATTTACAACAAAGAACTAACGATAAAAGAAATTGAATCATTAGAACCTTATGTAGAAATCGTTGATGATAATCCAAAAGAATCTACTCGCTGGACAGAAGTCCGAAAACTAATCCATACAATGGAGTTTGTTGCTAATCCTGGCCGAAATGTAAAGATATGGATAAAGGATAGAGTTAGCGGTAAAGTTTTAGGACAGGTTTCATTGGGTTCTGATATTACATCTTTGGGTGTAAGAGATTCCTACATTGGGTGGAGTAAGGATAATAAGTTTAAGCAGGGGAAGTTAAACAATACGAGTATCGCAACTACGATTGTTTCTACACAGCCTTTTGGTTACAACTTTTTAGGTGGTAAGTTAATTGCCGCACTTGCTACATCACCAATTGTTAGGAATTATTGGAAAAAGAAGTATGATGATGTTTTGGTAGCATTAGGAACGACTTCGTTGTATGGAATTCACTCTCAATATAATGGTATTCCGCATTTTAAAACTTTGGGAGAAAGTAAGGGTAAGATTAGTACTAAGCCCGATGATAGTGTGTATGACCCGTGGCATCAATGGTTGAAAGAAAACCATTCAGATTGGTATAAGAGGGAGATAACCGAAGAGAGGGAGAGGAATGGTGCGAATATGGGTTACGAAAGAAACGGGCCTGTTAGTGGGATAAAACAAAAAATCATACATCAAATCTATAGAGAGCTTGGTATCAAATCTGATACTTACGATCACGGATTCAAACGGGGGGTGTATCTTGCACCATTCTACGAAAATGGTAACGAATTTCTGAAGGGGGAAATAGAAGAAGATAAGTTGGTTATGAAGGATAAGTTTGTTAAAGGTGATGAATATACTATAAATTGGTGGAAACCTAAAGCAATTCGCAGATACACCACCCTGTTTGATGAAGGGAGAATTAAACCCGAAGCACTTTTTTATGTAGATATTATAGGAATGAGCTGGGAACAAGCAAAAGAAACATATTTAAAAGAAGTAGGAAGATGAGTAACAGTGAAAATAGCTTATGGGTAGAACGGTATAGGCCGTCTGGACTTGAAGGGTATGTTGGTAATGAACATATCATACAAAAGGTTAATATTTATATAGAAAACAACGATGTCCCACACTTATTACTACATGGTGAAGCGGGGACTGGTAAAACTACATTAGCAAAAATTATAGTAAATGCTATTGATTGTGATTATCTTTATATCAACGCATCCGATGAAAGGGGTATTGATACTTTAAGAGAGAAAATCAGAGGATTTGCAGCATCGGTTGGATTTAAAACTTGGAAAGTAGTAATATTGGATGAATCTGATTATCTAACAAGAGATGCACAAGCGGCTCTTCGTAATCTAATGGAAACATTTAGTAAGAGTACGAGGTTTATATTGACTTGTAATTATCCTGAAAAGGTTATTGACCCAATTCAGAGTAGATGTCAAACATTTGAAATTATACCACCAACTAAAAAAGATGTAGCTAAAAGATTGAATGATATCTTAATTAATGAGGGTATTCAATTTGAAATGCAAGACCTTGCGGTTATTGTTAATAGTGGATACCCCGATATTCGTAGGGTAATAAACGCTGCACAGCGACAGGTTATTAATGGTAGGTTGGTTATTGATAAACAATCCAGCATTGAATCAACCTATTCCGAAAAAATTGTGGATATCTTAAAAAGTGGAGTAGATACCAAAAGTAAGTTTACTCAGATTCGTCAAATATTGGCAGATTCAAAAGTAAGAGATTATACAAAGTTGTATTCAACCCTATATGAAAGGGTGGATGAGTATGCGGGAAATAAGGTTGGAACTACAATTGTTAATATAGCCGAAGCGCAATATAAGGATTCGTTGGTGGTGGATAAAGAAATAAATGTAATGGCAATGTTTGTAAATATTTTAATGTAAATAAAGGATAAAAATGGCAAAATTAGTAGATTTTAAAGGGGGAGCACCCCAACAACCTGAGCAACCGATTCAGTTGAATGTAGACCCGATGAAGCTTCAAACAGTTACTTGTCCAAATTGTGATAGTATCTTTTTTGAAGAAAAAATGATGTTCAAAGAACTACCTGCAATTCAATCTCCAAATGGGAAAGCATCAATGATTCCTATCCCAGTGGTAGTTTGTAATGAGTGTGGAACTGTTCATCCAAAATTTGTACCAAAAGGTTTATTCGATGCCCCCGAAGAAAAAAAGTGATAGTTCTGAAGGAACGATAAAAGCTAAAACTCTTTTTGACCATTTGAGTGGTTTGAAAGAAAACAAAACGAAATGGGAATCCCTTTCGGATGTTGATAAAAAATCGTTTTCGGTTTATCTTGCCAATCGTTGGTTGAGTATGAATTTTGAATTCATTGATTTAGTAAATGAAGTTCAAAGATTCACCAATGGTCAAATGGGTGCTAGGGAGGTGTATAAGGTATATTATGATTTTTTACCAAAGAAAAAAACTTTTGATAAATACATAAAAAAATCTGGCGGAAATGTTGTTTCTGAAGAAATTATTTCGTATATTTGTAAGTACTTTGAGGTCTCAAGCAGAGAAGCTGATGATTATTTAGAGATATTATCAGAGGATGAGGTTAGAAGTATTATAAAAAAGTATGGAGTTAAAGATTCTCAAATTGATAAAATGTATAAAGATGCAGCAAAGTAAAGAAATGGTAAACCACCCCAATCATTATGGTGGCGTAGATAATCCTTATGAGGCAATTAAGGTTATAGAAGCATGGGATTTAGATTTTCATTTGGGTAATACAGTCAAATACATATCCCGTGCCGGAAAAAAGCATCAAGATAAAGAATTGGAAGATTTATTAAAAGCAAAGTGGTATTTAGATAGAAAAATTCAAAACTTACAAAATGGAAAATAACATATTAGATGATGTTTATGATGGTATGATTGTATTGGATGGATTTGATGATTGTATTTTAGGTAGGGTTGAGCAGGCAGGTAGTGATACAAAAATACTCTATTCAATTAAAGCCATTCTATCAAAACTTATGGAGAGGGATGGTATGAGTTATGAAGAGGCCTATGAGTTTTATGAATACAATATTTTAGGTTTGCATGGGCAAGAACCATTCCCAGCTTTTTTGATTGATTATGAAAAATAGTTTTAATAGTATACTTGATTTTACAACCCCAACGGAGTCTCCAGGCGATGTGAAGGTTTCTTACTCTCAGTTCACAATGTGGGTTAATTGTCCTAAAAAATGGAAATTAACCTATATGGATGGGCATAAAGAGGATGAGCCTTCTATTCACCTGCTGTTTGGGACAAGTATGCATGAAACTATTCAGGAGTGGTTAAAAACACTTTTTACAAAATCTCCATTAGAATCCGATGAAATGGATTTGGGGGCTTTGTTAAGAGATACAATGGCTCGGGAGTATAAATCTCTTTTAGAAAATAGACCTGATTTAAAAGAGTGGATTACAAAATCTCAAATGAATGAGTTTTATTTGGATGGGATAGAAATACTGAATGAGCTAAAGAAAAGTAGGGCAGAGTTATTTTCAACCAGAAAGTGGAAGTTATTTGGTATTGAAACAAAGTTGTACCAACCCATAGTAAAGGGTATGGAAAACATAAAAATGATTAGTTACTTAGATTTGGTTTTTGAGGAAATTGAAACGGGTAACATTTTGATTGTTGATATCAAAACATCCACCAATGGTTGGAATAGTTATCAGAAAGCAGATGAAACAAAAACTGCACAGCTTATTTTATACAAACACTTTTTCTCACAACAATTTGGGATTGAATACAAAAAGATTGATGTAAAGTATTTAATTTTGAAAAGAAAGTTGAATGAGGCGATGATGTATAATGTAACCCGATTACAAAAGTTTTCACCAACAAATGGTGGTAGAACTATAAAGAAAACTCTTAAAATGTTTGAGGACTTTGTAAAAGAGGGATTTAACAAAGATGGTTCTCATAGGGTTGATAACAATTTCCCAGCAACTGCTGGATTCAATAATAAGCAATGTAAGTTTTGTCCTTTTAAAAGCAAATACGATTTATGCCCAAAAACTGATAGAATTAAAACCGATTTTTTATTAAGTATTTATCGTAAAAAAGATGAAAGTAACACAGAGATTTTACAGGAGCAAGATTATGACCAGGGTAGCATTAATTGGTAGTGAACGATATGAAAACCGAATGGAAATCAAAGATTTGGTTTTTAAGTTGAAGAATTTATATGGTGATAACCTAATACTGATTTCAAGAGGTAATCAGAATGGTGTTGAAAAGTGGGTTAAGAAATGGGCATTGGAAATGGGTGTTAAGTACATTGAATACAACTTAGCATCCACTCCAATGAACCTATACAGCGGAATGACCGAATCGTATTATGAAAAACCTTATCACGCAACACAAAAACTGCATCAATATGAGTTGATTGCTAGGAACGCAGATAAGATTCTATATTTTGGAGAAATATCACATGGGGAATTATCCCATTTCAAAAAAATGTTGAAAATAACTGGTTCAAAAGTAACTTTTATTGGGTAGAAAACAATATTTATAATAAAGTTAGTTACGAAAATTTATGGAATTAAAATTACCAAAGCTTAGGAAAATAGACCCTAACAAACCAAAGAAAAAGAAGATACTCCTTCTTTCAGATGATTTAAGATTAT